TTCCCATAGCTCGACGCCGCACAATCGCGTAACGCGCCTGATAGGCAAAAAAGCTCTTGAAACCCAGTAGTTTCGGGCTTAAAAAATCACACTGGCTGTACAGGTCCATTGGATTGCGCGTAATCGGACTGCCGGTAAGAATGCGCCGATACTTCGCCAGCCCCGCCGCCTTGATGGCGTTCTTGGTCCTAAGCGCCTTGCGGTTCTTGATGGCCGTGCTCTCGTCCATGATGAACATGTTATTCGGGTTCATTTTTAGAAACTTAAACGCCGAAGCCGCCCCCTTCACCGTGGACAGGGCCTCGACGTTCATCACTAATATATGTAGGTCGGTGTGAGACGGGTCCGCCAGCTCGGTTAACGCTTCGCGGAACTTCTTCGTCACGTTAGACTGCCACCGCACGATTTTGACCGGAATGCGCTTCGGCAGGTGCAGGGGCAGCTCCTGCTCGACCCAGTTGGCGTAGACTCCCTTGGGAGCTACGACCAGGGCCGTATTGACCGATCCGTCCTCATGGAGTGCAGCTAGAGAGTCGATCGCGATCTTACTCTTGCCCGTGCCCATCTCGAGGAAAAGCGCGTGACTACGCGCCCCCCACGAAGCCTCAAAAATGGTCTTCTGATGAGCGTAGGGCTTCGTCTCGAATTCGTACATGCTGCGTTCTCCCTTTTGTTGACGAATGAGAGGATATGCGATATAAAGGAGTCTGTCTAGGAAGCTACTCGCTTCCTTAAACACGGAACACGGAGCACGCAATGTCAAAGGACTTTTTGTCTCAGCTAGAAGCCGACGCCGCCGCTGTCGATTCAACCCCCGCCGATTCCGACCTTAATAAGGTTTCTGTCCTAGCAAAGAAAGTTCAAGCCACGCAAAGCCGTGTAGCTGAACTTGAAGCTGAAATCAAAGAGAAGAAGCGGGAACTTCTGAAGCTCACCGACGAGGACCTGCCAGCGACCATGCAGGAACTGGGCCTCTCCGCGTTCACGACGGACGACGGCTCAAGCATCACGATCAAGCCGACTTACGGCGCACATATTAAGGTAGATAACCGCGAAGATGCCTTCAACTGGCTCCGCGACAACAATTTTGGCGATCTCATCAAGAACAACGTCACCTGCACTTTCGGCAGGGGCGAAGATGATATTGCCGTTCAATTCCTCACTCTGGCCGAGCAAAGCGGATTCAACGCGCAGCAAAAGACAGAGGTGCATCCGCAAACTTTGAAGGCGTGGGTGCGGGAACAAGTGGAGGACGGCGCGAGCTTTCCGATGGATCTATTTGGTGCCTATATCGGGCACCGGGCGACGATAAAGAGGTAATCGAAATGACGACAAGTAAGAAAGTAGCAACGAAAAAATCAAGCAACGTAGTGCAGTTTGATGCGTCGGTTTTTGAGTCCGACGCTGGAAAAGGTTTGGAGAACATTGGTCAAGAGGATCTGGCCCTTCCGTTCATAAAAATTCTGAGCGGGCTGGACCCCATTCTGGACGACCTGGAAGAGGCACGTAAGGGTGATGTGTATAACACTGTGACCAGCGCGGTCTACAAGGGCAAGAACGGCCTTCGAGTAATTCCCTGCGCTTACCAACGACGTTTCATCGAATGGGCACCGCGCGGTAGCGGAACGGGCGCGCCGCTCAACATCTTCACGCCGAGCGACGATCGCCCGAAGACCGAGCGATCCCCCGAGGACAACCGCGAGTATGTGGTTGATGGCGACGGCTCCTATATAGAAGAGACGCATCAGCATTTTGTTCTGATTCTTGAAGAGGACGGCTCAACCAGTTCAGCTCTGATCGCGATGAAGAGCACACAGCTCAAAAAATCACGCAAATGGAACTCCATGATCGCTTCGCGGAGCATCGTCGGAGAGAACGGCCCCTTCACGCCGCCTCGGTACTCGCACGTGTACTTGCTCAAAACCGTGGCCGAAGAGAACTCCAAGGGGAGCTGGCACGGGTGGGACATCACCTTGCAAGGCCAAATTGAAGACATGCAGCACTACGCTGCGAGCAAGGCGTTCAACGAGTCCATTGGTTTAGGGGACGTGAAGGTGAAGCACACTCAGGAGGGTGCGAACGACGACGACAAGGCCCCCTTCTAGGGAACGCGACAAGGGCGGTAGCAGTACCGCCCTTTTTGCGAGCTATCAGTGTCGATCGAGAGACAATTTGCGGTCATTTTTGATGGTCTGAAAGCTGCTTACGGAACCTATAAGGTTGACAGTAAAAAGCTGAACGGAAAGCACTCCGGCAAAGCCGGGGTCATCCGCGAAAATAGAACCCAAGAGCTGTGGGAAGGGCACCTCTCGGGCAAAGGTATTTCCGTTGGCATCATCCCCATCAACGAGGACAACAACTGCAAGTGGGGATGCGTCGATGTTGATGTCTACAACCTAGACCACAAGGCGCTCCTGGCGCGAATCCGCAAGCTCAAATTGCCATTGGTGGTGTGCCGCTCAAAGTCGGGCGGTGCCCACGTCTTCCTGTTCACGACCGAATGGATATCCGCAAAGGACATGCAGGATGTCCTGAACCACGTCGCTGCCGCGATCGGCTATGGTGGCTCGGAAATATTTCCGAAGCAGGTGCAGCTCAACCTCGAGCGCGGCGATGTCGGCAACTTTCTGAACCTCCCCTACTACGACCATGAAAACGGCCTACGCTACGCGGTCCACGACGATGGCAGTGCGGCCACTCTGGACGAGTTTTTTGAGCTGCACGAAAAATATGTGCAAACCCCCGAGCAGGTTTCAGGTTTAGCTGTTGACGAAAAACAGCAGTTTCAACCGATCGAGGACGGCCCGCCGTGTCTTCAGATTCTCTGCAAAGAGAAGATCGGCGAGGGCAGCAGAAATAACGGCCTCTTTAATATAGGTGTGTATCTTCGCAAAGCGTACCCGGACACGTGGCAGACAGAATTTCTCACCTACAACGCTCAGTACATTGACCCGCCACTACCGCTGCCCGAAATTAACGTCGTCGCCGCACAGCTAGAAAAGAAAGACTATGCCTACAAGTGCAACGATGCCCCCATAAACGCCTTTTGCAACAAGGAGTTATGCCGTACACGTAAATTCGGTATTGATGCAGGCGTCGGCACGCCGATGATTGCCAACCTCAGAAAGTACAACAGTCAGCCCCCCGTGTGGTTCCTCGACGTGAACGGCACGCCGCTGGAACTCGACACCGAAGGGCTCATGCAACAAACCATCTTTCAGCGCGCTTGCGTCGAGCAACTGAATTTCATGCCCCGCAGCGTGACTAAACCTATTTGGGAAGGCCGCATCAACGGGCTGCTTTCAGAAATGACCGAGAACGAAGAAAGCATCATTGAAGTTTCAGCCGACGCTTCCGTTCCGGGCCGCTTCTATGCGCACCTGGAAGAATTCTGCACCTCCAACCAACAAGCCCTGGCGCGTGAGGAAATACTCCTGCGCCGACCCTACACAGATGAGCTGGAGGGCACTACGCTGTTCCGGCTAGTAGACCTTGAAATGCACCTGACCAAGATGGGGTTCAAGTCCTACCGACCACACCAGCTCGCACAACGTCTACGTGACCTCAACGGTCAGTCGAAACAAATCAATATCAAAGACAAGTCTGTCCGCGTGTGGGAGATTCCCGCCTATCAGAGCGCCACGACCGTCGAGATTGAGGTGCCTGATTTTGGCGATCAGGATGAGGTGCCGTTCTGATGTTCCGCATCTTCGGCCCGCCAGGCACAGGCAAGACTACAACGCTCCTCGATCTAGTAGATAAGGAGCTGGAAAGCGGCACACCGCCTTCGGAGATTGCCTTTCTGGCCTTCACCCGCAAAGCAGCCAACGAAGCTCGAGAACGTGCCGCAACCCGATTCGGGCTCAACCCTCGACAAGACCTGCCGTACTTTAGAACGCTCCATAGCCTCGCTTTTCGGCTCACTGGTCTTAACACCGACCAGCTTATGCAGACCGAGCACTATCGAGAGCTTGAAAAACGCACGGGCTTTGAGTTGACCTCGGCAAACGGTCTGGACGAAGAACCTACGTCTACCATACGTCGCGAGAGTGAGATTCTGCGGCTCATTACCTTGGCGAGATTGAAGCGCACCACTCTCCGCACCGAGTATCACGGCACGCGGATCAACAGCAGTTGGCTCGAGGTTGATTACCTAGCCCGCGCTCTTGAAAAATATAAGAAAACCAACGGCTTATACGACTACACGGATATGCTTGAATTGTTCGTTGAAAAGGGGCCACAGGTGTGTCCGCACTTCGAGTTGTGCCTTTTGGACGAAGCGCAGGATCTTTCCGCCATCCAGTGGGAGATCGCGCACATTCTGGACGGCAAATCCACGCGAATGTACTGCAGTGGTGACGACGATCAAGCAATCTACAATTTTGCCGGAGCCGACATAGACCAATTCATCAATCTCCCCGGCGGCGCTGAGATACTGGAGCAAAGCTACCGCGTGCCCGCCACGGTTCACGGGCTAGCCAGTAAAATCTCCAATCGAATTAAGCGCCGATACCCGAAAAAATACCTGCCTCGCAAAGATTCAAAAGGCTCCGTACAGCGCATCTATTCACCCGATGGGCTGGACTTCGACCACGGCGATTGGCTCATTGTCAGTCAAGCGCATTACCAAACAAATCCGATAGCCGACTACCTGAAACAGGGTGGCTATTTCTTCGAGCGATCGGGCTACCCCTCCGTACCGTTGAAAATATCCACCGCGCTGCAGGCGTGGCAGAAGCTGCAGAAAGAGGAGCTGATCGACCTCGATGAAGCCAAAATTTTGTACAGCTTCATGCGCGGCAATGGCGTTAGAGTGCGGCGCGGGTTCAAAACGATTCAAGCCGATGAGAGCGCCCGCTTCTCCCTCCACCAGCTTCAGCAGCAGCACGGCCTGCTAGCAACTGCCGACATGGATTGGGCCACGGCGCTCGACCGACTACCTGACGTAGATCAGGTCTATTGCTCGGCCATCCTGCGCCGGGGAGAGGATTTGACAGGCGTGCCTAGAATCAGGTTGTCCACGATTCACGGTGCCAAAGGCGGCGAAGCAGAGAACGTCATCGTGTTCAGTGACTTAACAGCAGCAGCAGAGAACGCCTCGGAATTCGATGGCGACACGCTGCACCGGGTTTTCTATGTTGCGGTGACGAGAGCTAAACAAAACCTCTTCGTCGTAGAGCCCAACTTATATCAGAGGAGCTATCCACTGTGATGCGAAATAAGCAGTTTCTGCTGGAGGTGCTTGCCCTTGTGGAAGGTGAGCGCGCTGAAAAGTACGGCGATGCGAAAGAAAACCACGCGCGCATCGCAGCGATGTGGTCCGCCCTTCTTGAGAAGGAAGTCACATCTAATCAGGTGTATCTTTGCTTGATCGCAGTCAAAATGTCCCGACTTATGGAGTCTCCTCGACACCGAGATAGCTGGCTGGATATTGCAGGGTACGCGGCGCTTGGGGAGAAGGACTGATGATAAAAAACAAAGAAATTACTGTTTGGTTCTCGTGTGGCGCTGCTTCCGCCGTTGCAGCCAAGACCACATTAAAAAAATATGGGGACAAGAACAACATAAGGGTTGTCAACAACCCAATCAAAGAAGAACACGAAGATAACCAAAGGTTTTTGAAAGACGTGGAGGCATGGCTTGGTGTTGAGATTGAGTATGCCATCAACACTAAGTTTCCAGATTGCTCCGCAGAAACAGTGTGGGAAGAGCGACGGTTTATGTCTGGCCCTATGGGTGCTCCATGTACGGGGCATCTTAAAAAGAATGCAAGGCAGCTATGGGAAGCCAAGAATAAATCTGATTACTTAGTTCTTGGTTTTACTGCTGATGAAAAGAAACGGGCTGAACGCTTTAGTTTTCTTGAAAGAGACAATTTAATACCTGTTTTAGTAGACGAAGGCATAAGCAAGCAAGACTGTTTCGATATTATTGGTGCAGCAAACATAAAAAGACCGGCTATATATGATTTAGGCTATCCCAATGCCAATTGTATTGGTTGTGTGAAAGCGACCTCACCTACCTATTGGAACTTGGTGCGCAATACCTTCCCTGAAGTCTTTCAAAGAAGGGCAGAGCAATCAAAAGACATAGGCGCTAGGCTGGTCCGACACAAGGGCGAAAGAATTTTTTTACAAGACTTGCCAGCAGACGCCGTGGGGCGCCCCTTAAAAAACTATGACTTTGAATGCGGCATCTTCTGTGAGGAAAAGGGTTATGAAGGAGATGT